CATAGCTGTTTCTAAGAAAGCAAGGTTACCACTGGGAGGTGGCATCTGATAAATGTCCTTGCTTGGATCAAACTTGCTGTCTAGAATAAAGATAGCACTTTCGCCATCCTGTATCATTTCAAAGTCAACACGATCTGGTTTAACACCAATACGTGGAGTTGCTGTTAGCAAGCCTAACTGTATTTCTGCACGTGCGGCTGCTGTTAGATATTCTTGCATTGGAATAACACTTTCAGCAATTGACATGCCATAGAAGTTGCCAGGTAGTGGCTTTGGACACATGTTAGCAACTGGAATAAATTCTACTTCTCTTGCGCTGATAACATAATCACCGCTGTAAATTAGTTCAACAAGTTCTAGCTCGCCATCATTGTCTACGTCGTAACGGTTCCAAACAGTTACAACAGTTACTTGACGACTGTTAGGATCTGCATTAGATCCTGCACCAACAGGAACACCATTAGTAGGAACACTGTCACGTGCGTGAATAGCTAGGTTGTTAAGCTGACTGCCTGCTTCAAATACGCCTTCGCTGTAGTTGGCTGTAGCTGTAAATTCTTCTAGGTCAAGACCTGGATAAAGTTCTGTAGCTTCAGCAATTGACATTGTGTCAAAGAAACCACAGAATGGTTGATCTTTAATTTCTGGAACTGTTGGATCACAAATCCAATAGTGCTGTTGGATTGGATGGAACTTGATGTTAATGCCCCAACCAGTTAGTTTATACTTTGCACGATAGATTGTATTGCGCTTGAAGCTGTCATTTAAAAGGTCTTGCTGTTCATCACTGGCTTCAATTGAAGCAGTTTCCATGTCTGGTTCTAAGCTGTCTATCTGACTGCCAATGTCACCTTCTTCAACATCAATTTCTTCAATGCCTGTTAGATATTCACCAGCACGATCAGCAATAAACTGCTGTTGCTGTGCTGGAAGAGCCTGTTGCATTTCAGCTATAACTGCTTCCATGTCAACACGTTCTTTTCTACGGCTTTGACGTAAAACAGTTAGTCCTGATTCTTCTGCTTGAAGTTCAAATGCTTTTAGCTGGTCTAATGTTCCTGAGTTTTCTACGTAACGCACAACTTGTTCACGAATTGGTTTGATCATCATCATACCATTTTTGTGCATTGCGGCATCCATGACCCAACGCTCAATGATAAAGTGTGGATCATTCATTTCGTTTACAACACGGCTGACCATGTTGGTTGCTTGCCTTGCGGCTTCATCATCTCTTTCGTTTTCTGGAACAAAGTCAAAGTTAATAGTGCCGTTGCTGATCAATCCTTTTGTAATAACTGCGGTAGCATAATCAACAGCTGGCTTAACTGAAGGATGAATATAATCAATACCATTTACTGGTTCTGTTGAGTCGCTAACTGCCAAACACAAATAGTGATAGTCGCTGGCTCTGTTAACGCTGTTCTTGGTCCCCAAGAAGCGCAAGTAACTAGCCATCTTAGTGTCCATGAGAGATTTCATGTGGACAAAGCGGCTGTTTGTTTTAATGTTTTTGTTGATATTTGATACAACAATGTTTTTCAAATCTAGCATGGATATTGTTCTTCCTTCACTTTAGGATATTTATACGGCGCTACTGCTACCTTTTATTTATCGAGTTTCTCTGTCTAGCCAGTTGTAAAGGTTCTTTTCCAGCTGGGTTTTGACTCTTCTATGCGTGGTCTTTGTAATTGAGCTCTAGCATCACGCATACGTTCCTGCGGAGTGCGTCCATCCCAAGGTTCTGCAATACCTTGTAAACAAGCCAATAGTGCATAACGACAACTATCAATACAGTCATCTGGATCACTAAATCTGCCTTGTGTATCTACATGATAGTTTTGTGCTTCTGTTAAAAAGTTTGTGCAGTTAACATTAACCATCAAACTGCCAACTTCTAACATTTGGCGCATTGTGTTAATGCCATAACTTTTGTGATTGGTTACACGCCCTTGACTGTCAGGCGGATTCATAATTGGTTGATGGTAGACGTTTAATTCATAGCTTTCAAACAACTCTCTAATTGAGTTTGCGCTCATGGTATAACGTCCAGGTGTGCTAGCATCAGCTGGTAGCACAATGGGTGTTCCCATTACTTCAGGTCTTAGCAAGTGATTGATATATTGACTGGGCACTGCTTCTTCTACACCTTGCACAATAATTTGTTTGTGCAACCAAGCAGTCTTTTCATAGGGCTCCCAATACATTAAACTGATAACTGTTTTGTCATTGACCAATCCCAAGTCAAGTGCAATAACACGTTGTATGTTGGGCATTCTATGAAAGTCATAATCGCCTGTGGCGTATGTTGGCCAGTCTCTGATTTGAAACACTGCGCCTTTGCCCATAACAGGTTTACCAGCAATACGTGCTTCACGTTCATGTGGCAAGTAATCACGCTCTAACTGTTGGCGTGTTTCTTGTAGTAGAAATGCATGTCCCCAAGGATCATATTCAGGCACATCATCCCAACTCACACGAATGTATTCATAGCCTGGTTCCTTGTTCCAAAACTTGCTAACAAGTCCGTTAAGTCCTTTAAGTGGAGTAAACGAACACAATACTTTGCCTTGCGTAGTTGCAGTTCTAGTAACAATTTCTGAAAAGAAATCATCTGGTGGTTGTTCATCAAACACTGCTAGGTTTAGTTTAAAACCCTGCAACTGCCTAACTTCCTGTGTGTAGTTGGCAAACAGCAAATAGCTTTTGCCGCCACTTACATGTTTAATTTCGCAACCAAGACAGTTAGCACCATCATTACGCATTGTGTCTGTGATAACATAATCACGCGGAATACTACCAGTGCCAATGTTTTCTAGTAGTTTGATATCTTGTGTGCCCAACAATTCATTTTGTAACACAAGTGCAACCTGGCTCCAACCTTCACCAGCTACCATACAACTAATAGGTCCTGTAAATCTATATCCTTCCCACCAATCAGGATACAAGCCTGTTAGGTGCATGGCAGTTTCATAGCAAGTGCTGGTAGTTTTACCAACTCGGTTTGCTGCCAAGATACCTCTGCGTTCACTTGCACCAGTTTTAAAAAATGTGCGCTGGTGATCAAATGGACGAAAGTATTTCAGCTGGTTATACTGCATGTCATCGGCTGTAGCGATAACAAGGTCTTGCATTTTAAGTTTTAGGTCAGTTGGCCAGTTTGCATGTGTTTCTGCGTCAATGGAATTTTTATCTAACACATATTGTAAACTTCTTGCCATTAAGACATCAGTTGACAACATTGTTAGGACACAGTTCCAAAAATGCAGTAAAGATACCGTGCATGTATTCTACTTCATCACGGGTTAGTGCATACTCTAATGTTTGATCACCTGCCTGGTCAGTGTTTACTTGAAAAACAACTGAGCAAGCAGTTGGTGTATGCCATTCAACACCAAAGTTTAAGCAACTATCTTCATTGCTGGCGATGTTTGCAGTTCTTGCGTCCATATTAACCTCCAATTTTGTCCCATGTATTGTTAATATCAATCATAACATGGTAAAGTTCTCTAACACTTTGACTTAGTGCTAGTATTTCAGCTGGACTAGCTGACCATTCTTCAATATTTTTGATATTATCTGGCTTGTCAACCAATACAGCTTGCAGTCTTTCAGCAGTTAATCGTAAACAATGCTCGACTTGACCAGGAAAGCGTGTTTTAAACGCTTCCCTGTGAGCTCCGTTAACTTTTTGTGCTATAATTGTGTCACGAACCATACGCTCTTGTTGAGCTCTATGAATCTCTTGATCCCTAATTTCGCTAGACATTAATTTAATTCCCAAGGATTGTTAGCAACACGCTCGTTAAGTGATACAAACTCTCTGTCAACCCATACGTCCCACTGGTTACTGCGGTTAACTTTAAATGTCTGCATCATTGCACGTAGCTTTTTACCCTGTGGAGTCATTGTTCCATCTGCACGAACAGCTATCTGCTCACCTGTGCGTGGATCAATCATTTTAATAACTTCAGGGCGTGTGCGTCCATACTTGTCAATCTTTTCGCCATGTGGAACTGGCTCAATAGGGCCTAGCACTTCATAGCTGATCATGCCGTTGTTATACTTGCGGAAGATAGTCTGCACTTTCTTATTTTGTGCTCGCATAGTTGCATTGGGATGTGGAACAACTGCACAATAAAAGCTGTTCTGCACTGCTGAACGGTCTGGTAGACTTGAATCACGTGCTGGCTTTTCTCGGATTGGATCTTCTGGAATTAGGTCGCCCTTGTCAATGTAAGGGTTGTTGTTGCCAATAAACTTCATGTCAACTGGAAGGCCGTTAAGCACATCCATTGCTATTTGATATTTTAGTTTGTTAGCACGACCTTTGAGGTTTAGAACAACGCCTGTTTCGTCAAAAACAAATCGTTCTAGTTCTCTAGCTGTTGGAAAGTCACTCATTAGACCTTCCATGTCAAAATCACCACTGTTTAAACTGGCTGGTGCCTGTGGTGCTACTTCGACTTCGGGTTCAACTGCTTTTTTCTTAGAGGTTTTCTTAGCAGGTTTTAGATCTGCTACTGGTGCTTCTTCAGCCCAGGGGTTTGGTAGTTCTTCGTTCATTGCTATTTCCTTTCTATTCTAATGCAATAGAGCCTTGTGGCTCACTTTTACTTATCAGTAACCTGCGGTCCGTCTGCGTAATAGTTCACGTCTACTTGATCGAGGTAACCTAAAGTTTCTTGGTGCAGGACGTAATCCTCCTACAAATTCTGGGTTTGTTGGTTCAGCTACTTCTGGCGGTAACACTTGGTCAACTGGAACATCTGGACCAGGTAAAGTTTCACCTTGGCGTTCTGACGCAAGCCGGCCTATCGTGTCAAAGGATCTTTCAAGCACAGTTTCGCCTATTTGCTGTCCAACCTGTCCAAAGGAGTTTCCTTTACCACCACCTTTGCCACTACCAAATTCCATCCCTGACGGGGGTGGGGGTGGTGGAGCCGAATACATTCCCTTCTGGACAAAGTCTGGCAATAATGGGGCTGGCCCTGGAGCTGGTTGACCTACTTCAGCCAGTGGATCGCCAGAAGGCGCATCAGTTTGATTATTAAAGATTTGCCCGGGGCGAGCGTCAGTAGATGCCATTCCCATTTAAATTAACCTTTAGTTGGACCGCGACCTACGTTAGTATCGCTGTGTAGTCCTTCTAGGCCAGGACGACGACCACTGCGATTATCACGACCACGTGTTTCTAGTGCGTCTGTGACCATCTTTGCTAGCTTGGCACGTTCACTGCTGGATGTGCTTTTAGCAGATTCAAATGCTGTGCGCTTGGCGTTGTTGCCTGCGTTGCCAACTGTTGGACCACGCTTCTGATTGATGTTTTTCATTATTGATTTCCTTTTGTTGGACCACGACCGAAGTTGAATGAGTCCTTACCTGTCTTAGGCATTGGTGTGCCGCCGACACCACGATATGATGCTTTACCATAAGCACCTGGAGCGTGTGTATCTGGCACTGAGCTTGGAGCACCTTTGGCACTTTTCACACCAGAGATTGGATCATGGCAGCTACCATCGTTGCCCTTAACTGGACCACGACCATAGTTTTCTTTCATTGATAGGCCACTCTTGTTACCTGCATACTTGGAAGAACCGCGATTTACACCGGTGCCGCTCATCCATTCAAAGTTTTTTGCTTCTTTCATTTGCTAGTTCCTTTTTTACGAGCTTTTTTTGCCGCTTCTCTTTTTACTGAGTAAGCAATAGCAACGGCCTGCTTGACCGGTTTACCTGCGCGAACTTCTGTCGCAACATTTTTATTAAACGCTTTTTTGCTAGTTGATTTCTTTAATGGCATGTGTTACTTATCCGTTTTTACGCCTGTAAGCCTTGCAAGAGCTTCTGCAAAGGCCTGCTGTTTGGCTTCGATAGCATCTTTACTATCAGTTACTTCAATTTTGGCAAGGCTGTTCATAACCTTATTTAAAATCAAATTGTGATATTTTAGTAACAGTTGACTGTCATTGCCATGACGTGCTTGTAAAAAATCTGTTACCAGCAATTCTTCATAGGCTTGCCCACCAGTTTGCTTGTCTAATTCTTCCAATAAGGCTCTAATGGAAACTTGGTCCCTGCTGCCTTTGGGACGACCAGCACCTTTACGTGTGCCACCACGTCCACCATTGGGCTTATTCTTTTGCGTATTCTTTTCCATACCCTTATTTATACTTGAACGACCAAGACCTTATAAATAAAGGTATAATTGCATAGAAAGGACTAGTATGGAACTTAATTTTAACTGGCGCAAAGCCTCTGGTAGTGACGTTAACAATATTGTTGAATTGTGTGGACACCAGTTTAGAGACGAAATGAAGGGCATCTTTGATGTCTGTGATCAGGGCTACACACAGGCCCATAATGCGTTTAGCAGAAACACTACTTTTGCAGTAGTCAATCAATTTTACAATCCTACGCAAGAACTTGTTATGGTATGTCATGATGACGCTGGCGAGTTCATGGCCTACACTTGGGCACACACAAGAGAACGTGCTATTTGGAGTGATGAACTTGTTTGTAATATTGTTATGGCTCATATCAATATGAAACTCTCGCCTAAAACGAGAGTTAAAATTGTCAATGATATGATTACTCTATGGGATGTGTTTGCTGTTGGTTCAGGATCTGCTGTTATTTGCAGTAATACTGTGAGAGGCGATCAAACAGCTTTTTTGAAAATGCACGAACGCCGTGGATACAGCGTGAGAGGAAGTTACGCATACAAGAGAGTTTATCCAATACCCACTTCATCTGTTAATCCTCAAGAGTAGCTGACAGCATCCAAATAAATTTTTCGATTGCTGTTACACGTTCTTGTGCATAGTTTGCAATGTGATCAAGTTCTTCTTCGTCAGCGCATTCCATTAAAGACCGATAGCACTCAACTAGGTGCTCTAGGTCTTCTTTGATCATGCCCAGTAAGAATTCACTGTCACCATCTAAGTCACTGCTGTCTATGTGACTGTCAGCAATGACATCTGAAATGCAACATGGCATAAACTCTTTGAGTGTTCTAATAATTTCAGCTTGCACATCAATCTGACCTTGTAGGTCTTCATAAATTTCACCAAGCAACTTGTGGTCGCTGGTAAAGTTGCGTCCCATAATGTTAACATGTGCAACATGGCTGCGATAGTAAGCAACAAAGTTATCATTGAAAACTTGTATTAAGGCTCGAGCAGTTGCGCCTTCGCCTTCTGGCTTTTCGTTGCCTTCGTTTTCTTCGTCCGCTTCACGATCTTCGTCATTGACATAGAGTCTAATATTGTCAATGTCAAATTCCATTAGTTTTGCTTGATTGTCATCCATTATGGCATGGCTCCTTCAAATAGTGATCCGCTTGGAGCACTTTGTGGTGCTGATTGACCTGGTGAATACTGTTGGTAGTATGCATTAAGTTCTTCTCTTGTCCAAGGTGCACCTGTATTAGGATTTATCTCGCTGCCACGCAAGGGTCCGCTCATTGGCCAAGGATAATTGGTATCAGAGTTGCTAGGTGCAAGCAAGCTATACGCAAAACCTAATGGGCCAGCAATTCTTGCGGCACCACGTGCTAGTTGTCCTGCGCCCTGCATAATACGACTGCCAAGGCCAGGTGCTTGTGTGGGTGCAACTGGACGCACTTGATCAACTGGAACCTTTAATTCAGGAATGCCAGCTTTATTTGCGGCAAAGTTTTTAATTGCTTGTTCACGTGCAATGTTTTGTGCTTGTGCGGCAGCTTGTGGACTTGGAGCAACTGGTGCTGTTGGTGCAGGGGGAGTCTGCATTGGGCGACCAAATTGATCTAAAATAGGACTTACTCTTGATGCGGCACTTGGTGATGGAGCAACTGGTGCTGTTGGTCGAGGTGTTCCACCAAATCCTGGACGATTCTGTAATCTTGCTTCTTTTGCGGCTTGTGTTTCTACAAAACGTTCTGCAACGTCTGCCATCCTACCTAAGTTTTGTGCAGTGGCAGTTTTTGGCATTCCTTTACCAAGTATGTTCTTACCAAGTTTGTAACCACCGTATAATACGCCGGCAGTTGTAGCCGCGCCTGCGGCTGCTGGACCATAAGTGGCGACACCTTCAACAAAGCTAGTTTCTGGTTGATCACCTGGGCCTGCAACTCTTGGTGCTGGTGGTTCACCAACTTTTGATAAGTCTGTAGCTGGAGCAGGTGCTGGTGGC